CATCTTCTTCAGCTTGGCGAGCACCTCGTCCATGAGGGCCTCCTCAGAGTTGAGCGCGGCCAGCCCGCGCAGGTTCGGTCGGTTCACCAGACTGGCGTTGGCGATGGAGAGGAGGTTCTTGTCCCGGTCGTGGTAGACGACCGGCGAGATCCTCCGGTACGCCTTGCCGGCGACCAGCTTGCGGCCTTCGTCGGTCCACTCGACCTGTCCCCAGATCCCGTCGTCGCGGGTCTGCATCGCGACGATCCAACCGACGGCATCGGATCGGCCGCCGGTCTTGGCGGCGGTGAAGGACGAGTGGTTGATGTCGATTTCGAGCTGAGGGGCGCGCTCGAAGCTGCGGTCGATGACCGACTGCAGAGCGGCGCGCTCCAGGCGATAGGGACCGCGGCTGTCCGCGGTCTGCACCAGGCCATCGGCGGGCGCGGGCAGCAGGTGGATCCACTCCGGCGCGTCCGCGCCCTTGTCGGGAGCGGGGAGCGGCTGCTCGGCCATCATGGCGATATGGGGGTGCGTCCTCATGGGCGAATCATCGCCCAGGCGAAGCCCCCTCCAACATCCGCAACATGTTGCGGAGGGACGAGGGAAACCGCCTTGAAGGGGGCTTGAACACCGGCTTCGCGAGGGCCGAAGCGCCGGCTACGCCCCGAGCCTGCGGCGCCCGGGGCGGGCGGTCAACGGCCGCGCGCGCCGATCTCTTCGAGCCACTCCTCGACCAGCTCGACGATGTTCGCCTGGTCGCTCTCCGAAAGGCCGAGGAACGGGCGGGCGGGGATGTCGCCCCAGGGGATCGAGCTTCCGCGCTTCGTCTTGCCGAATGCGCCCTTCTTCGCGCCGAAGTGCATCACCGCGGACTGGATCGCGTTGGTGCCCAGCTCGACGAAGGACGGTCCGGAGGCATAGCTGAAACTCTTCGCCAGGCGCACGCCCTCGCCGGGACCCCAAAGCGGCCGCCGGTCGACCGCCTTGCCGCGCCGCACGTAAGCGTCGATCGTCGTCTGAGACTTCGGCGCCCAGGCTGCGCCCTCGGGATCCACGCCCCGGTCGAACCGCTCCTCGGTCGACTCGAGCAGGAACTCGCCCACGTCCGCCATCACCGGGCTCATGTCGTCGAGCGCGCCCGCCAGGCGGTCGAGGGCGGCGAAGGCTTCATCAGACTTCAATTCGACGCGCAGCATCGCTATCTTCCCCTGCAGGCGCTACGGGACACCGGGATATGGGCCCGGCTCGGTTCGGCCGTCGAGTTCCGGGGCGCCTTCCACCCTCACAGCCGCTCCAGCCACATCGTCACCAGGACGAGCATCCGCCGCCCGGGCTGGACGCGGAACACGGCGACCAGGCGGCCGCCGGAGACCTCCCGCTCCAGCACGATGCGTCCCGCGTCGACGCGCGAGCTGTCCGGGGCCAGGAGGAGCTGCGGCAGGAGGGCGAAGGTCGACGGCTCGAGCGGGACCTGGCCGCGCGAGGTCTCGACCGCGGGATCCGAGTGCCGGGACATCACTGCCGGACCGCGGCGCTGTCGACCGTGTAGTCGAAGCGCGAGACGTCCTGTCCCAGCTGCGCGCCGTAGCGATCCGCCTGCTCGGAGGTCAGCAGACCCAGCGTGCGATACGGCCCCTGGATCACGGGGCCGGCGATCGGCGCGCCGTTGCGCTCGCCGACCGCCCGCTCGGCGTAGCGCCTCAGGTCGTCGGCGAGCGACGGCAGGCGGCGATAGGCCTGGGAGACGGCGTCGGCCTGCGCCGGCGGCAGGTCGGTCAGGTAGGCCTTGCCGAGCTGGTAGGGCCAGCCGACCAGCTTCTGCGTCGCCGAGCGGATCTCGCCCTGGACGGACGCGCCCGGGGCGTAATCCCAGCCCTTGCCCACGCCCTTCGGCGCCCCGGTCTTCGGGTCGATGGCGTCCCAGTCGTCGGGCAGCGTCTTGTCGGGATCCCCGCCGAGCCGCCGGGATCCCCGCCGGGTGCGGGCCCCGCGGACCTTGCAGCCGCAGCCCCAGCCGTTCGGCGGGTAGTGCTCCGCCCAGAACGGATGATCCGCCTCCAGCACCAGACCGTTCCAGGACAGATGATCGAGGCGCGGGTGCTCGGCGCCGGAGTGGCGGTAGACCCAGAACGGGAACCCGCCCTCGCGCAGCTGGGCATGCCGGCCGGCGGCGTAGGAGACCAGCATGTTGGTCTTGTAGATGGTGCGCGTCCGCCAGGCCTCCCCGGCGGCCGTGCCCTCGCCCGTCCAGCCATGCCAACCGTTGCGCTCGACGATCGCCCGGAAGTCCTTCCGGAAGGCCTCGATCCCCGTGCCCTCCGCAATCGCCCGGTCGACCGCCGCCGCCAGGTCCGCCAGCAGGTCCGCCTTCTGCGCGCCGGCGACCATGAAGGCGCGGTCGTGGGCCTCGCGCTCGATGTCGTCCCAGCGCGCGGTCGGGACCAGCTCGCCGAGGCGCGCGCGGAACGCGGCGACCTGCTGGTCGAAGGGTCGCCGCAGGACGCCGGAGAGCGGATCAGCCATCCAGGTCCACCACCTCGGCCCGGGCTGCACCCTCGGCCGCGAGCAGGCCGAGGGCGATGACGTCGGTCAGCCGCGAAGAGTCGAGCCTGGGGAAGGCGGCGAGGAACATCTCGCGCAGCTCGTCCATGTCCTGCGCGGCCTCGACCATCGCCTCGATCCGGGCCATCATCTCGCTCATGGCGGGCTGGGCCTCGACCGCGAGACGGTCGGTCAGCAGCTCCTCCACCGCCACCCCCCGAAGAACGGCCTCAGGAGCCCCGTCTTCCGCCTGGGGTGCTGGGAGACCCGGATCGGCCGCCTCCCGTTTAACCACCCCGGATATCCGTTTAACCGGGCCACCGGGCGCCGGGGCGCCCGGTGCGGGGGCGGCCGGCGGGGGCGGAGGGGTCTTCACGCCCAGGATTTCGTCGTCGGGACCCGGTTCGCCCAGGCCGAAGCGATCGCGGATCTCGTTCACGCTGACCGGCAGCCCGAGAGGCACGAGCTTCTCCAGGGCGTCGGCCAGCTGCTTGAGGTCCTCCTGCTCCGGGCGGGCGATGCGCAGGCGCGGGTAGCGCTCCTGCGGACCGTACTGCAGGTCGACCCACGGCCGGATCAGGTCGCGGTTCAGAATGCCCTGCAGCAGACGCGCGTCGGCGCGCTCGATATCCTCCTGGACGAGGCGATGCTCCTTCGAGACCGCATGACCGCCCGAGACCGCGTCGGTCGTCGTCGTCTGCCCCAGCACCGCCTTGGAGATCTGCCGGTCGAGCCAGTCGGAGCGCTGCAGGTACAGCTCCGAGCCGGGGCCCACGTTCTTCGACTCGATGAAGTCGATCGCCATGCTCTCGGGGATGATCGCCGCGCAGTCGCCGGCGATGTTGGCGACCGCCCGGAACAGGGTCGACTTGTCCTCCTCGGTCGCGCCGGCCCCGAATTTGCCCACCCGCAGGGGCTGGCCATAGGTCTGGGTGAAGATCGCCCAGTCGCGCTGGGTGTAGGCCTTGAACATCCAGCCCCAGGCGGCGACCCGGGCCAGGCCCGAGCGCAGGACCAGGCCGCTCTTCGCCTTCATCGTGGCGAAGATGAACTTGAAGGGCTCCAGCGGGACTTCCTGGCCGCCGTCATCCAGGCGCACCGGCGTGGCCAGGTCGCGCCGCTCGAAGCGGAACCAGCGCGGATCGCGCCACTCCAGCCGGGCCGGCCACCAGTCCCCCTCGGAGGTGTCCCAGATGATCTCGGTGAAGGAGTAGCCCTTCCCGAGCGCGTCCAGGATGTCGAATATCTCGTCGCTCAGCTCGTCGCGGTCGAGCCAGTCGCGGACCATGTCGGCGATCTCGACGTCGCGGGCGTCGTCGGAACCGGGCTCGACGGTGATGTCGATCTGGCTGACGCTCCGCCGGCGCGTGCCGAGCACGCCCTGGTAGTGCGGATCCCGCTCCTCGATCGTCTCGGCCAGCTCGAGGAAGCGGACCGGGTCGCCCTGGTCCGCCTCGCGCAGGATCGACGCCAGGCGCTGCGGGTTCAGCCCGTCCGCCGGATAGGCCGAGATCGGCTGGCGCACCCCGCCGATGGTCGGCGCGGCCACCTCCTGGGTGAGGACGCTGCGCTGGAGCGGGCGGCCGTAGCGATCGACCAGGACGGGGGTGCGGGCCATCGTGGATCTCCTCAGCCCGGCAGCATGCCGAGGGCGTTCATGTACAGCTCGAGCATGGCCTCCTGCTCGGAGCGCTCCTCGGGCTTCTTCTTGCGCAGCACCACGATCTTGCGGAGCGTCGCCGCGTCGAAGCCGTTGCCCTTGGCCTCGGCGTAGACCTCCTTGATCTGCTCCGAGACCTCCTTCTTCTCCTCCTCCAGCCGCTCGATGCGCTCGACGACGGCCCGCAGCTGGCCGGCCGAGACGGTGGTGGTCGAGAAGTCGTCGTCCTGGTCTTCCATGGCTGGCTCCTATTCAGCGTCGCGGTCGGACCGCGCGCGCAGGTCGAACCCGACTGCGCGGCGCGGGATGGGCACGAGAAGGGGCTCGCCGTCGGGACCGAGCAGCGACGACACCCGCGCGGACGGACGATCATGGAGGTAGGGAGCCGGTGTGTTCGCCCCGGAGTAGGGGCGGAGCAGCGGGTCGGACCAGTCGCAGGGCGATGGCTTCTTGTCGATCATGGCTGGGCTCCCTCAGATCAGAAGCCAGACCGCCAGCCCACCGACGACCGCGGCGCAGACGGCCACGAACAGCAGCAGGGCGAGGTATTCGCCGGTGGTCGGCGCGAGTCGCATCGTCACAGTCCTCCTCTCAGGCCGCCGCCGAGCGGCGGGGTCCACCAGGCGCGGCCGGGGCCGCGGTCGTCGGGCAGATCGTGCATCTCGCCGGGGCGGCGATCCGAGGCGCGGCCGACCGGCGTGTAGCCGTACTCGACCCAGCGCTGGCGGCTCGCGAAATGCGCCAGCGCCAGCGCGATGGCGTAGTCGCCGTGGCGGCGCTTGCCCTTCTCGCCCTCGCGGGTCTGGGGCACGCGGGGGACGCCGCGCACCACCTTGATCACCCGCAGGTCGGAGAGGTGCTCGGCGTCCTTCGCCAGCGCGATCTCGTCGTCCTCGAACGCCGTCTTCAGGGGCGGCATGTGCTGGCGATACCAGTCCTCGGTGAACTTGATCGCCCAGACCAGGCCGGCGCCGTCCTCGCCCTCTCGCAGGCCGAACTCGCGGCCCATCTCCTCGGCCAGGATCCAGCCCATGCCCGTGGCGTCGAAAGCCGCGCCGACCAGGCGCGAGCGGACGTGGCGCAGGACCATCCGCACGATCATCACCTGCTCGGCGCCGGGGACGTTGCGCATCTCGATCGAGAGGGCTTCGCGGCGCTTCAGGCGCGCCTCGATCGCCAGCAGGTCGAAGACCGAGAGGTCCGCCACGCGGCCGAAGTCGAAGCCGGCGGCGTACTGGGGATCGAGGTCGAGCGCCTCCAGCGCCGCCTCCAGCTGGGCCATGAATGGCGCGAGCAGCCCGGCGCGTTCCCGCTCGGGCTTCTGGAGGAAGTCCGGCGGCAGCTCCAGGCGCAGCACCGGGGCGTCGGCCGTCATCCGGCTCTCGATCAGCGGCGCGGGCAGCCAGGCGCCCGAGCTGAGGCTCGGGATGCAGAACAGCTCCTCGTCGGCGCCGTCGCCATAGGTCGCGACCAGGCGCCGGCGCCACTCGGCCTCGGCCTCCGGCGTCCAGGCGTCGCCTTTGATGAGGCAGATGCGCCGGAACAGCCCGTCGCGCAGCGCATCGTCCAGGTCGATGCGGATGTGCTCGTAGGGCTTGGCCCTGGAGACCGCCTCGCCGACCAGCTCGTTGAACGGGTTCGAGACGCCGTCGTGGGTCGAGCAGACCACCACCTGGCCGCCCCACATCAGGAAGGCGAAGGCGGCCTTCAGCACCTCGGCCAGGTGCTCGATGAAGGCGGCCTCGTCGATGATCACCACGCCCTGCTTGCCGCGCAGCGAGCGCGGGGC